GCAGCCAGCGATCCTGTATCGGTCGCCGAGGCCAAGGCGTATTGTCGCATTGACGGCAGCACGGAGGATACCTTTGTCGAGTCTCTCATCAAAGCGGCCGTGCAATGGATAGAAAACCACCCATTCTGCGCCAGGGCGCTCATGGTTCAGACGTACGCGTTGACGCTCGACAGGTTTCCATGCGAGATCGAACTGCCCCGCCCGCCGCTGGTATCCGTTTCGTCGGTCAAGTATTACGACGTGAACGAAGACCAGCAGACGCTGGCAACGGACCAGTATCAGGTGGCAAGCCAAAGCGAGCCGGCGCGAATCGTTCCGGCCCCAGGCTGCACATGGCCGACTACGCAGGAACGCCTGGAAGCGGTCGAGGTGAATTACACGGCAGGATACGCCAATGCGGCATCAGTTCCGCCGGGGCTCAAGCTGGCCGTCCTGCTGCTTGTAAATCACTGGTATCGGACCCGTGAGCCAGTCAATATCGGAACCAGCGTGACGCCGATCGCGCTAACGGTCGAGGCTCTGCTTTCGCAGCATTGGCATGGGCAGGTGACGTAATGGCCTACAGGTGGACTCCGACTGGAGAACTCAATCGGCGAATCACCATCATCGCCAAGACCGAGGAGCCGGACGGCGAGGGCGGTCGCCGAAAAGTTGAATCTCCGATCGGTGAGTTCTGGGCAAAGATCGAACCGCTGACGGGAACCGAATCCGTGTTCGGGCTGTGGAAAGGTGCAATCCAGAGGTACGGAGAGGTGACGCACGCGATCAGGATGCGTTATCAGCCGGGCGTGACAATCGACGGAACGATGACGATTAGATACGGCGGGCGGGAGTTGCACATTGTGTCGGTGTTAGACGTCGAAGAGGCCCACAAGGAGCTACTGATTGCAGCGGTCGAGGGCGTATGAGTCTCGGCACTATAAAGATCGAAGGCGTTGATGACCTGATTCAGCGGGTCAACGCTCTCGTTCCTAAATCGCGAACAGCCGTTAAGCGTGCACTGCGTAAGGCGAGCAGGCCTATCGTAGCAGCCGCGAGGGCTCGCGCTCCGAGAAGTACGGGTTCGCTGGCCGCCGCACAGGACGCAATCGCCCGCGAAGGTAAAACGCTTTACGAGGTGATAGGGGCGAAGCGAGGGAAAAAGAGTGCGGCGCGTAAGCGAGCTGAGGCGTCCGGCCGGAGATTGGAGCCGGCAAACTACGCCCACCTGCAGGAAAGGGGCGTAAGGCCGCACAGTCTTGGCAAGGTGCGCACCGAGGTGTTGATGACGGTACTGGCCGGAAAGAAAAGGCGCAAGCGGATTGTGGCCAGATGGAATGACGCAGGGGCTCACCATCCTGGGCACCCCGCCCAGCCGTTTTTGGGTCCGGCGTTCGAGGCGCGCAAGGCTGAAGTATTGCCGGCGCTAAAAAGCGAACTCTTGAAGGTTCTGGAGTCTGCCGGATGAACATCGACGCAGACATAACGAGCCTGCTCAGCGACGATGCCGAGGTGAACGCCATCGTTAACAAGAAAGTCTATCGCGACATTGCGGCGCGGCAAGACGATTACCCGTATGTGATTTTTCGCCGCCCGGATTCGCAGGCGTTCGATGACGCAGAAGGCGCTGTGTTCGAGGAAAAGCATACCGTCTACGTGGATTGTGTAGGTTCTACGCCGGCCCAGGCGAAGGCGGTTGCAAAAGCTGTGCGGGCCGCGCTGGCCGGGAGCAACTTTGACTACCAAGGCCAGATGGGCGGCTGGGCAGAGGACTATACCGGGTACGAGGATACGTTCACGGTGATTCGCCAGGTCTACGAAATCTGGGGACTTGAGGATTGAGGTGATTTATGGCTGGAACTGGCTATGCGTGGAAGGGTACGGTTTTAACGTTCGGAAATATTGTTGCTGGTCTGCTCAGTTGTCGCGACAACGAGACCGGCGAACAGCTTGACGTAACTGACGCCGCCAGTGATCGCAAGGAATACGAGGCTGGCTATTCCGACGCGGAAGTGACCTATCAGGTCAAGGGTGCGGTGGCGCCGGCCATCGGCACCACGGCCGAACTGAGCATCCTGTGGGGTCGTACCGGCGAAACGGTGAGCTACGGCCCGTATACCGTGGTGAGCTGTAGTCGCAGTGGGGATCGGGGCTCGATTGTGACCACCGACGTCACGCTCAAGCCGGCTATTGCAGCCGCCGGAGGTGGCTCGTGAGTCTGAAGGACACGATTCTCGGTGAGCAGAACACCAGGCTCCCGGTGCACACCGTTAGTGATTCTGGCTGGAAAGACGCAGACGGTAAGCCGGTGACGGTCTATGTGCGTGAATTGTCTGGCCTGGAACGTGCCCTGATGTATTCGGCGTATGACCGATTCAAACAGTCGCAAGGCGATGACGACAACGACGAGCACCATGATGCGTTCGTGCTCGCGTGGACGCTGATGGAAGATCCCGCTGGCCGTAAGCGGATCTTCTCTGACGCCGACGTGCTCGCGTTGCAGCGAACCAGTTCGAAAGTGCTTAGCAAGTTGGCCCGTTTCGCCGGCAAGGTCAATGGGCTTGGAAGGTATGCCGAGGAGGTGATGCCCTTTCGAGCTGAGGCGCAACCGGGAGCTGCTGATGTGGCACCGAGTGGCGGAGATGCTGGGGTGCACGGTGACAGAGGCTCAGGCCCGGATGACGTCACGCGAGTTCGGTCTGTGGTGTGCGAAGTACGCAATTGAGCCTTGGGACGGCAGCCGATTGGAATACCAGCTTGCACTGATTGCAGCGCATATTTTCAGTTGGCTGTCCGGGAGGCCGCAGGCCCTAAAGAAGTTTGCCCCCTACCTCGATTTGCCGGACGAAGCGGACGCGCAAGACGAGGACGAGATGAGGGCGATCATGGAGGCCCATCGTGGCACGCTCTGAAATAGGACCGCTAAACGTCGTCATCGGGACCGACATCCGCGGTCTGGAGCAAGGGCTCGACCGCGTAAAGCGCAAGACCAAAGAGACCGCCAGCGAGATCGGCAAAATGGGCAACATGCTGGGCAGCAGCAGGTATGCCCGTTCTATCGAGGGACTGACGCAGGGGCTGGGTATCACGACGTCGGCCGAAATACGGGCAATGACCCTGAAGGGCGCGACGCTCGCCGCCGCTTTCGTGGCCGGCTTCAAGATCAGCGACAACGTGACCCGCGAATTCGACGTATTCAGCGGGAATATCGCCAAGATGTTTGACCCGCGAACGTGGCGCGGCAACTGGGAAGGCGCGAGGACCTACGCTGGCACATCGGCGGATTACTTGTCGCACGGGCTCCGAGCCTTTGGGCTGGGCTGGGTGTCCAACATCATTGACGATTACAGCGACCTGGCAGGCCGGAAAGCGGCCTACGAGGAACGCAAGGCCGAAGAGTCCCGCTGGCGCCAGATCACCCATCGGGCAGCGAACTACGCCCGCGGAATTCAACTGTCCACCGCCGACACCTACGCTGAGATTGGCATTGCCGGTATGCGAGGCATTGAACGCCAGCTTGCCGAGTTGGAGAACCGCCGAGCATCGGAACGGCGGAAGCTTCGCGCCGACTTCGACGCCGTCCCCGGTCGGACCGGGACCGAGGCCCGGGCGCTGGCTGCTGCTGAGCGGGCCGTCGAGGACAAATACCTCAGCGACCGAGCGGTGCTGTTGCGAGACTACAAGCGCACCCAGGATGAGCTGGTTCGGTCCAGCAAAGACGAAGTGACCATCCTGGGCGAGAAGCTCCAGCGAGGGGAGCACGCAGCCCAGTTGAAGGCGATCGAGCTCCGGTATGCCAAGCAGATCCGCGAAGCCGAATGGGACGGCCAGGCCGCCGTAGCGGATCAACTGCGATATCAGCAGGCCGTAGAGTTGAACGAAGCGCGCCGCATCCAGGCTATCGAACGAAAGCAGGAACGGGGCGACCTGCTGACCGAGATCGGTACAGGGGCCCTGAACCTGCTTGGACGCGGTGCGGACGCTGCCCGGCTGCAACTCAATCGCGATATTGAGGCACGCATCACGCAGGCCAGGGAATCTCTCAAGGGGCTGGAACTGCAGGAGCGACTTGGGCAACT